CTTATTGGGGGATTTTTAGCGGACACGGAGTGAAGCGTGAGGAAAATCCCCTAATAAGCTACGGTATTTTCTGCCCTGCAAAAATATCCGTACCGTGCCTGCACCTGCCGTTCCCTTTTGTCCTTGCACCTGAAGCCCCCTCGTGGGTTTCTCCATCGGTGCTGCCGATTGGACCTGCCTCTCCGAAGGCATACTTGGACTGCACCCGAATGTCTGAACACCCTGCATGCTTGGAAATACAGAATGCACGGCTTGCCATGACTGCCGTTTTCTGCTGCTTATATCAGCATGTTCTGCCTGTTTCGTTTCTGCCTGTAATGCCACTGCCGTTTCCCACAGAAGTCGGAGTGATGAAATTTCTGATGAATTGATGAATCTTGTTTCAATAATCTGGAAATCAGTACAATATGCTTTCATCATGCCCTCATCGAGCCACTTGTCAAAGCTGAGTTTCATCATTTCCACTCCCCCTATCCCTGCATTTCCTCCAACTGCTTCCTGCCGATGGTGTAGAAACGCCCCGTGCGCCTTACCTCCGTGTATGGGCGCATGTTGTCATAGCTCGGCTGGCATGTCGTATAGGTGAGCGTGTTTTCGGCGGGGGTGAGTTTCCATATTTCCTGCACAATACGCCTTACCTGCGTCCTGTCCGTCCTGCAGCCTGCGCAGTTCAGCAGAAGGAGCATGTCGTTGATGCAGAAAGAGAAAGCGGAGGCTTTCATGCAGTCCATGACTTCAAGGCAGGTTTCCGCCATCTCCACCTCCGTCCTGTTACGGTTGCTCCGTATAATCCTGCTCAGGGCTTGCGTGTGGATGAGTTCGGGACTGAACCACATGCGGCTCTCTTTCTTCGTGGAGAGCGTGCGGTGCTGGAGGAAAAAGAGGAGGGCGGGTATTTCCTCCTTTATTCTTTTCAGAAAGTCAGTGTCGTCCTTTTCTACCCTCCCCACTTTCCTCACCCAATAGCGTGTCTCCCCTGTGTCGATTATGACGGGTAGACGTTCGTTGTTGGAGCATAGTACGAACTTGGCGAAGAATGAAATCTCATCCCTGTCCTTGCCCTTCGCCTCCACCTTGTAGGAAAGGGTGGTGCTGAGGTTCTTGAGCCGCTCGCTGTCCTCCCTGCGGTCGAGAAACACCTCGTCCACGAGGATGAGCAGTTTCCCTGCCCAGTCCGAGTTGAACTGACTTCGGAAGTCCTCGTTGGTGTTGAAGGTTACATTGCCCCCGAAGAGGGCTTTGAGGAAGTTGAGGAATGTGCTCTTGCCCGTGTTGCACTCCTCTGATACGAGCAGCAGAATGGGCAGTTTCTCTATGGGGTACAGGTAGAGCAGTTGCAGGTAATCCATGCCCAGCTCGTACTGCTCCTCGAAGATGTGCCTTGCCAATGCCTCGATATGGGGAAACGCACCTTGCTTCGGATGATGCCCCGTCGGCTCGTAGAGGTTGAGGAAACTGCCTACTACGGGCTGATAGTTCACATGGTCGGGGACGGTGCAGAAACCGTCATACTTCGGGACGGTCGCCAGATAGTCCCTGCCGTAGTCCTGACGGAGCGTCTCGTTGTTCCACACGATGCGCTTCCTTACAAAACCGCCTCCGACAAGAGGCATGTCTGCAAGTTTGTAGAGCGTTGTGCCCACACGGACGAACGCCCCGTCCCTTTTTCTTTTTTCGGGCATGTCTTCCAGCAGCCCTTCATCGTTTTTCTTATTCATTTATTTCTTACTTAAATGATTGATATATAGCATCGTGCAAAGTTACGGACATCGTTCCGAAAACTACTTGTGAAGAATGGCGCGGAACGGTGAAAGAAAAACGGAATGGAATAAAAACAGGGGAAAGCAGGGAGGTGCGGAGCAAGAATTGATGGGAACAGGAGGATAATTTGGTAGGATTTGTCGAGGGTTGCTGAAAAAGGGAAAATGCCTTTTTCTTTCATCGTCCGCAAGCGTCTGATGATATGTTGATGAACTTGCAATCGCTTGATATTCCATCATATTATATCAATATTCATCAATTCATCAAAATAAAAGAAACTGTGCTCGGTGAGTTTTTCTTTTCTCGGCAGTCCTATACAACTCGTCCCTGACTGTTATCCCTGCCTCTCAACCAACCAAAAAGAAAAAGGTTTATCCCCTTGTGTCGATGGGGATAAACCTCTATAAACCTCTGTTAAGGGGTTTCAGCAGGGACTGCCTGCCTGTTCAGGAAGGAGCATGACAAACCTTTCGTGCCGTTCGGTCAGCATTGCGATGACATGCTCCCGAAACCTTTTTGCCCTTTGCGACCTGATACGGAACACAAGGACTATGACCATTTTAAGGCTGTACGCATCAAGCCAGCGCCCCTCCGCTATCCTGATGTTCCTCTCTGCCGTGTGGGGATGCAGCAGCCCAGCCTTGTATATTTCCCTGACCTGTGTACGGACGGTATGCCCGAACACGCCAAGCAGGTTGGCAATCTCATACTCGCCCATCCATATCTCGCCGTTGGGTATAGTGACGTTCCCGTGTTCGTCCATCGTGATTATCTGACGGGCTTTGCCGTTTATGTCTTCTCCTTTCATTGTTATCCTATCTTGATATTGCCGAATGATACGTTGAGCTTACTGCCGAGCATGGAGAGGTCGGTGTCGAGTTTCTCGGTGGTTATCTTCGCATAGAGTTGCGTGGTTACGATGTTCGTGTGTCCGAGTACACGGCTCACGCTCTCGATGGGCATGCCCTTGCTGAGTGCCAATGTCGCAAAGCCGTGCCTTGCGCAGTGGAAGGAGATGTCCTTTGTGATACCACACTCGCTGATGACCTTCTTGAGCTTTTTACAGACTGTCCAGTAGTTGATGTCCCCGAATATGGAGTTGTTTCTCTGATAAGGTCTGTATCGTTCGATGATTTGCAGGGGGACATCAAGCAGTTTCACTTGATACGGAACATGCGTCTTGTGTCTTTTCGCAAGTATCCATTTCTCGCCGTTCACCTCCACGATCTCATCGGTGGTGAGTTCTTTCAAGTCCACGAACGAAAGGGCAGTGAAGGAGGCGAAAACGAACAAGTCACGCACGAAGGCGGAGTGGCTGTCGGCAAACTCGTGAGCCATAAGTTTTTTCAGTTCGTCCTCCGTGAGGAATTCGCGCTCCTTCGTGTTCTGGCTTACATGGAACTGCGCGAAAGGGTTTCTCGGTATCTTGCCGTTGAAGTGCGCACGCATCACCACACCCTTGAGCCACATGCAGTTCAGCCAAATCGTGGCGTTCCTGTTTCCTTTCACCGTACTGAGGTACACGGCGAAGTCTCTGATGAAGTCGGGAGTGAGTTCCTGCATCGACATGTCGCTGCGGTTGTACTTGTAGCGGATAAACTTTTCCGTGTTGTTCCTTGCCCTGAGCATTACCTTGTATGTCCCCATGCTCCTGTCCTTGCCCACACGCTTGATCAGGGAAGCGCAGTCCCTGTCGAAGGATTTGAGCAGGGTGTCGTACTCGCTGCCCAGCCCCTGATAAGCGTTGCGCACCATCTCTGCCGTGACGAATGCCTCACGGTCGGAAAGCCTTTGGTAGTGCTTGATGATTTGCGCCTTGATGTTGTCAAGTGAGAGATTGGTAGCGATGGCTTCCTTGCTCTTGCCTTTCGCCCTGTTGCCTCTCACATCCCACAACTCCCTAGGGATGGTGCGCTTGCAGCTGAACTGTGCCACCGTGCCGTTGATTGTGACACGCCCCATGATAGGAACGATACCGTTTTTCTCCTTGCTGCCGTTCACATAGAACAGCACCTTGAATGTACTTCTTGCCATTGCCTCTTCTTTTTGATTGCAAAATTAAACATGAAAGAGCCTAACCCTGCTATGCAAAATATAGAGCAGTGAAGCAAAAGCAACGGATGCACCAGAAAACGCTATTTTTCTTCTTGTTGATGAAGGTGATTACCCCGTTTGTAGGTAATGATTTGAAAACCATTCTTCTGCTGTAATCCGCATATTACTGCCTCGTGGCAGGTGGCGGATTTTCTGCGGTTTACACCGTATAGCCTTAATAATCAAGCCCAATTGCGTTAAACTGCCGGTTTCATGCAAATATTACAGCAATTTTTCGTATCTTTGTATTGTATAAATGACTGGCATACTGATGAATACGTTCAACAACAAGACTGCGCTTGACTAT